ATCTTTACCTTGGTCTATTAAGTCTTGGAGATTGGTTTTGGTCTGTTCATATGCATCAACCAAATCTTCTTCAAGCTCTGTTTCACCCACTTTTACTGGTAAAGTTTCTTTTTTAACTGCAATTGGTGTTTCAACTTTTGCAGCCACATCGAAGATTTGTTCCATATTTTTATCAAAATTATTCATTTTATATTAGTTGTATTTTATCCTAAACGTTCAATCAAAATAGATGCATTACCTGCTGTAACCATTTGTGTGTAGATTAATCTATAAAAATTGTTACCGGACTGGTCTGTTAAGAACACTTCAACTGTGTCACCGCCTGTTGTTATACCACTCGGAACACCTATTGAAACGTTTGCTGTTGTTAATGTAACACCTGTATTTGCACTACCTGATATAGCAGCAGCACTTTTTATTAGTTTCCAAGACCAATAAACGGGTATTGTTCCTGTTATTGTGCCAATAGCTGGAAAACCAGCAGTATTAACCGTAGCAGAAATGTTATCTAAATTTGCATATGAACCTTTTATTAAATTTCGTAAGATGGTTCTGTTTGTATTAATACTATTTTGTATAATATTTCCAGTAACATATAGACTATTGTTTGATGTATAGTATATTAAACTTGATGTTGTTACTATATTACCTGTTGAGTTTGCAAATACAAATGAGTTTGCTGTATAACCAGAAGATATTACTTTTGTATTAGCTAATGTAAATGCACCGTTAGCAAAAGACGCTGCTGAATTGGCTTGTCCAAAAGAACCATTAGCGAACGAAGCTGCTGAATTGGCTTGTCCAAAAGAACCATTAGCGAACGAAGCTGCTGAATTGGCTTGTCCAAAAGAACCATTGGCAAATGATGCAGCTGAATTGGCTTGTCCGAAAGAACCGTTAGCAAAAGACGCTGCGGAGTTAGCCTGACCAAATGCACCATTTGCAAAAGATGCAGCGGAATTAGCCGTAACAAAAGAACCATTAGCGAAGGAAGCTGCTGAATTAGCCGTAACAAAAGCACCGTTAGCAAATGATGCAGCTGAATTTGATGAAGCATAAGCTAAAGTAATATTACTATTTTGTGATAGATTCACACCAAGAGAATTCTGTAATATTATATTATTTGCTGCATACCAACCACCGGCTGTGACACCATCGTGTACTGTTAATTGATTTAACGTTGTATCAACAATTAATTCTCCGGCCGCACCAGTAACGGCACCAAGACCGGCCGTTGTGAATCTTCTAAATTGTAAAACTTTTGCCATATCAATATATTCCTAAGTTACTATCATTAAGTTGTTGCACCTTTAATCAGTACATATTGAATGACTGGTGCTTCAGCAGTAACTGTACCAACACTACGAATTGTCACGTTTGCTTGACCTGCACTTGTATTAGAAGCAAAAGTGTAATTACCAATTGTACCACCACTAAAATGATTCAGCAATAAGAAATCATTTGCAGCAATTGTGGAGTTTAAAAACACAATAGTGTTTGATGTACCTGCACCCATTGCTTGTGATTGCAACGTAATTTGACCAGAAGATTTATTTAATGTTACACTGGTTGCTCTGTTTGTTGCTTGTGCTACAGTACCACCAGAACCAGTAGCATAACCAATACCATTTCCAGTTGTTGTTAGTAAACCATTTGAATACACAGCGTTTGCATATACATTACCACCAACACCAAGACCACCAGTAATGATTACTGCACCACTTGTTGTATTGACAGATGTATTAGAACTTTGTACATACAATTCTGTTAGAGGTGGTAAAATGACATCAGCAAGACCATCAGGATCTAAAATTAAGTTTTTACCAGAACCAGCTGTTGTAGTGATTGTTGTTGCATATATGTTACCTGAAACATAAGTGTTACCAAGATATGATGTTGTATTCGCCATAACAGTAGGCCAACCACCTGATGTACTACCATCATGAACAGTAATAGCATTTTTTGTGGTATCTACAATCAATTCACCTGAAGCACCAGTAATACTGGCCAAGTTACTTGTTGTGTATCTTCTAAGTTGTAGCGTTTTTGCCATTTTTTAACCTTTAAATATTTGGAGTTTCAGTTATAACCGTGTTAAATGTAAATGATCCGGTGTTCGTAGTTTCAGTTAACAAATCTTCTGTACCTACATCTACTAACAAGTCATCTATCAATGCAGCTGGATCTGAATCTGTTTCTACCAATAAATCCTCGTTGATGTTTGCATATGTCGGAGTAACAACAACTTTTGCAAGTTCTTGTGGAATAATTTGATATGCCAAAAACTTCCAACTTGCATTTGAATTTTGACCAATAATGTTTTGATTGGAGACAAAATTACCAGACAAATTTGAAAGAACTAAATTCTTTCCTATTTTGTCCCATGTTAGAACTCTTCCTGATGCCGTTGCTAATGAAGCAGAAGTTCCTTGATATGCAATTTCACCAATTTTATATCCACCTAATCCTGTAGCAGCCATCTCAAACAACACGTTATTAGCTTGATTCTGATTATTGTATATATTCGTGATGGAAGTTTGAATCAAACCAGCACTCGAAATACCACCAAAAATAAATCCTTTGACCGTGAAGTTCAAAGTCCAAACAACCATTCTTGTGTCTGAATCTCTATCACCTTCATATGTTACTTCATATGTTGTATTATTTAGGACAATAGGAACTTCTTTTATGATGCCCATTTCAGGAATCATATTGACTTTGATGGTATAATCTGGTGCAAAATATGGCAATATATGTTCTATGATTTGATTGCCGTCTTCTATATTGCGAACATAAAGGTATAAACTGAAATCAAAATTGTAAGGAACTGGCATATATTGTGAAACTGAATATGTGCCCGTACTTGCAAAATTTTGAATGTTTGTCATCTGCTTACGTGATGCATCGTAAGATATACCATTCATCTCATATGACATACGTGGTAATGCCATTTGTATTTTTTTATCAAGGTTTGGATCACCTTGTAAACGCATCACGTACAATTCTTTTGTTGCATAATCCAATGGAACAAGAAATCTTTCTTGCTCTGATTCATCTGGATTATAACGAACCAGAGTAATATTATCAAACAGATTGCCAAAAGCAACTGTCAGTTTTCGTATCATTCTATTGTAAGTGGTGTCAGACATTATAGACCATTTATTGGATTAGTTTCAGATTTATCAACAAACACAGAAGCTGCGGCTGCTGTTAAACTATTGTCATACGGTTCTTTGATTGCTGGTGTCTCAAGTGGATCATAAGAAGCTACAATATAACTTGCACCACTAATGTTACCAATTGCAGTACCACCATCTGTAAATGTGCCGTATATGTTAGATAAAGACAACGTGCTTGTGGATGGAATCCATGATTGGACAGTACCATAGGCAATTGAATTTGCAAACGTATTGTCTGGAGATTCATATGCAATTTCTTGTAACAAATATGTACCTGCACCAATACCAGTATTCAGGTGTAATGTATAACCAGAATCTGTAACAATGCCATCGATATCTGATATTCCAGTAGAAATAACTTCTTGTGAGTACTTGAATTTCTCTAAGTCTAATTCATAGAAATATGGCAGTTTTCTACCCAACTGAAAGAAGTCTTTAGTTTGGTTTGTAAACTTGATTTCATATAACTCACCAACTCCATTAAGAACAGGAATATAAATCAAATCACCTTCACGAGGTCTTTGAAACGTATTCTGTGGTACTCTTTGGCTAAACGTTCTTTTTGAAACAATGACAGAAACTTGGTTACGAATTTCTAAGCCAAACTTTGTAAACATTTCTTTGTCGCCACCATATTCTGTGGCATTTGAAAGATACATCTCTAATGGAAATGCAGTCTTAAACTTTTTTACTGGATCTTCACCATATAGAAGGTCACGAGCAGTATCATTATCATTAGGTAAATAGTAGGCATCAAAACCCATAATTTTTATGGATTCTACTATTAGGTCCTCAATGATTTTCTGGTCTGGTCTAGAACCATACAGATTAAAATAGTTACTAGTTGCCATGTTAATTCATCATAAACTCTAATGGACCGCCATAATTCTCTATCATATCTTTTTCTAGTCTGGCAATTTCATCCATAGCTTCATCGTATGTTTCTTTACCATTTAATGTAACACCGCCTGGTAACTGAAGGCCACCAAACTTCTTCATATTTTCTCCCCAACTTCTTTTAATAAGTGCTGTGGCATATTCTTTTAACCAACGGTCATTCCATACATTAGGATAAGTGTTTGGATCTATTGCACCATAACATTCGGATACCACAACTTGACCTGGAGTTACCTCATAACCTGCACCCCATGCCCAATCGATGTACAACCTATTCATATTACGCACAAAACGAATAGGAATTTCACCAGTGAACTGGAGTTCCAAAGAACGTAAGTGTTGTTGAGTCAAGGTGTAATTGATATAGGATGCAGATGTGAAGTCATACAACTCATTTAGACGGAGTTGGTATCTTAGGTCAAACATATTGATAGTTGCCTGAGAATCTGTCAATGGAAATATACGAGTAATTCCAAGAATATTTACTGTGTTACCGTTTTGATCCACGGCTTGTGATGCATCCAAGTATTGATTAGCAATGTCGGTACCTGTGACGTAATGAATCCAATAGAACTTTTGTGCTCCGTCAAAGTGGTAATCCTGCCAGTACTGTATTGCATCATCGATACGGTCAGATACTTGGTCCTCGTCCACGTTAATGTCAATAACTGGAGCTCCTAATCTACGGAGACAATAATTTGTAAAGTCTTGTCTGTTTAAAATTGGTGCTGAAGCCATGCGAGAATCTCCTATTATAACCTATTTATCTAAATGTGGATCAACCATTAATATGACTTTATTTTAGAAAAGTGGAATGAATTGGCTTGCATTTGTTATGGCTGTTTTGAATATCACATTACTATTATCTCCCAAATCATTAGAATTATATGCATAAACATTATTGGTCAAAACATTGATATCTTTGATATTGGAATACTGTACTACACCTAACGACAATAAGTTTATGTTTGCCTGTGTTCCTGGACCATCACTACTAATACTTATATTTGAACTGGCATTACCAGATAAAGATAATGTATTGATAGTTGGAGTACTTGTGGTGGTAAAAATAATGTTAGCGCCAGGATTTGCAAGTATAGAATTGAACGTGTCCGAATTTCGGATATTTACTGAATGTGGTGTAGGATAATTTGGATTACCTACAAATATACTACCAAAATTAGTTAGGCCTCCACCATCTATAACTGTAGAACCCGGTACAATCACGGTTGTACTATTGTCCATAATAATAGGAATACTTGTAGACCATGCATTAGCAACATTCATGTTACCAAAACTTGGACCATTAGGGACACTATCAAAGATGTATTGGTAGTTTGAATTTATTTCAATCGACATATCTTCCACACTTGCTGCATCAGCTGCTAAATCTTCGGAAACGTCTTGAGCGTTTGGATATGGATAATTTGCATAGAAGTAAATGGGTTGATATATTACATTTAGGGGAGATACTGATTTCACAACTATGGTGTCTGGGACATAAAGGGGAGGACCATATTGTGACAAAGGAGATTGAGTTTCTCTTAACATATCTTCATATACGTTTCTGTCACCAGTACTTTTCACATTATTTGCAGTAATTGTATAACCATTTAAATCTAAACTACTAACAGCACCTAAAAACAAATTGCCTGAAGGTTGAACAATGAAATCACTTTTTAGTTGTGTTGTTGTTGTTAATAGTGAATTATAGTTATTTGGCAAAAAAATATTATTAGCACTACCACTTATATAACTATTAGCAAAATCATATGTGGTTCCATACATTCTAATATTTAATGCATTAACTGTACCATTATAAGAACCAGAAACTCCTTTATAATTACTTACATATGTGTCACTTCCAGCAATACCTGAACCGTTAAAACCTGATATATCAAATCTATTAAAAGAAGAACCGCTAGATATAGTTGCAGTATTTTTTAAATAACTTCCTGTGGTAATAGTTAAATTTGGAGCAGATGATACTGTTCCATAGTAACTCATTCCAGTAGCAATACCTTGAGAAGCACCATTAATAGTACCACTTGTGAATGTCGAATCAAAAAATATTGCAGAAGCGAAACCACCCGAAAAAACTCCAGGATAATTCAGATAATAATAATAATCGTCAGTACTAAAATATATTAAGTCTGGCATAGAAAGCACAGTTGTATTATTTGATACTGGTGAAAGTATAATTTGATTTCCAGCAAAAGTTATATTTGTTGGTGCTGTATTATTTAATACAAAACTCTGAGTTGTCAATGTCGTTTTAAGTTGTAAAATTCCAGAACTTAAAGTTGTTGCTCCATTTACTGTCGCTGCACTATTTAAATCTACGAGATTATAAGTAGGGTAATAGTTAGGAAAAGTTCCAATAGGAAAGTTGCTATCTAATGATGCAGTTATATTCATTGCAGCTATTGCTTTTCCATTGGGTGTAAAATGTGGATATCCAATCACAGGAGGAGATGCACTAACAAAAGCTCCAAGAGTACCAATAAAATTTGCAGTTAAACTAGTATATGTACCACCAGTACTTAAAATTAATCCAGCACAATTTATTGATTGTGTTCCTGGATTACCTGTATAACCAGTAAAGTCAATTACACCAAAATTTCCAGTAAAAGTTGGAACTCCAGTACCACTAGTAATCGAAACTTGTACTCGATTACCAACATTTGATCCAGAAGTTCCTACGATAAGTGTTCGTGCTGTACTACCCATTGCACAAGAGAATGATCCATAATAATCATTCGTATAATTGGTCAAATTTGGTATGTTCAATACTGTACCAGTAGTACTCGATAACACAATTGATCCGGGAGAAACTGAAGGAGAAAATTGATAACCAAAATTAACACCAAGAAGATTACCAGAAGTTCCAGTACCTACTGTGAAGGTGCTTGTTGTCAATGTATAACCTGAAAGACTTAGTAAACCATTGGTAATAGTAGTTGCTCCTAGTACCGTAGCCGCACTTCCCAGACCAATTCCTGCAATTGATGAAGCTATATTAAGATTCAATGCTGCTATTGATTTGCCATTACTTGTAAAAGTTCCATATGGCCAAACAAAAGTTGGCGTTAAACCAGTGTACGTACCTCCAGCACCTAAAGTTAAACCAGTACAACTAATTGATGATGAAGATATAGTACCTAAGTAACCAGTAAAATCGATAGCTTTGAAACCAGTACCAGTAAAAGTAGGAACAAGAGTTCCTCCATTAATATTTACATTTACTGCATTTGTTGCACTGGCACCAGAAGTTCCACCAGAATTGAATGTTTGTGCTAAAGGCATATTAGACGCAAAATTACCAAGCTGGTCGTTAGTAAAATTAACTGTATTAGCCAATGACAATACTGTGCCTGTACCAGTAAGATTAATCGAATAATTTCCACCAAAAGTCACATTTGTTGAATATACAGGATTGGTTGTAAAAATACCAGTAGTTATTGTATAACCATTGAGTACTATTGAACCATTAGTTACAGTAACAGTACTGGCAGAACCAAGAGTAACTGAATTTGATAATCTCCAAGTTGCTGATGCACCAGTAGTACCAATAAACAATGTACCTATAGTACTAGTACCATTTGTGATGATATTGTTAGTTCCAGTTAATGTATATGTTAATGTTGTAAATGTTCCACTACTTGATAATATCAATGTATTACATGTGATTGCTTGTGCTCCTGGATTACCTGTATAGCCGGTAAAGTTGATGGTATTGAAACCAGTCGAACCTGTGGTGAATGTTGGAACAGCACTTCCACCAGTAATACTTACATTTATTGCATTGGTTGAAGTAGCACCAGTGGGTCCAGCTGTAAATGTTTGAATTCCATTTGGCATTGTAGAAGTGAATGCACCAGTTTGGTCATTAGACCAATTAGTCATAGTGGCTAATGCCAATACTGTACCTGTACCGGTGAGTGCAATATTATTTCCACCAAAAGTAACTTTTGCGGGGAAAGAACCACCAACAGTAAAAAATCCTGTAGTTATTGTGTAACCATTGAGTACTATTGTACCATTAGTTATGTTGACGGTACTTGCTGAACCTAAAGTAATATTATTAGTTAATGTGAATGTTCTTGATGTACCAGTATTACCAATAAACAATGTGCCTATAGTGCTAGTACCATTTGTTATAATATTATTAGTTGCAGTTAACGTATATGTTAAGTTAGCATAAGTTCCACTATTGGTTAGTATCAATGTGTTACAAACTGGCGCTATTGCTGATGCTGGATTACCTGTATATCCGGTAAAATCAATAGTATTGAAACCAGTACCAGTAAAAGTAGGAAGACCTGTACCACTATATAAACTCAAATTTACTGCATTCGTTGAAGTAGCACCAGAAGTGCCACCACAATTAAATGTCTGTGCATTTGGCATCGCTGTTTGGAAACTACCTTTTTGGTCATTAGACCAATTAGTCATATTGGCCAATCCTAGTACTGTACCTGTACCAGTAAGATAAACATTTTGGCCATTAAACAATAAGTTTGCTGGTGAAGTTCCAGTAATTGAAAAGATACCAGTAGTTATAGGAAAACCATTAAGAACTATTGTACCATTAACTATATTGACATTACTTAATGTACTGAAGATATAATACTTTGGTAAGTACCATGTGTATGGTGTACTAGAAGTACCAATATTCAATACACCTATACTACTATTATCAGCTGCAATGATAGTATTGGCTGCAACTAAATTGTAAGTCACATTTGTAAATGTTCCACTAGTAGTTAATATTAATGTAAGACAACCAATTGTTGATGTTCCTGCGGTACCTGTATAACCAGTAAAATTAACAATATTGAAACCATTTCCAGTAAAAGAAGCCGCACCAGTTCCTGAATTGATTAGTACATTTACTAAATTATTTGTAGTAGCACCACTAGTTCCAGCAGTAAATGTTTGAGCGTTAGGCATCGAAGAAATAAAATTACCAAGCAGGTCGTTGGTAAAATTACTCATATTTGGTATATTCAATACAGTAACTCCGGTGCCACCAGTGAGTTGAATATTGTTTGGATATGACGGACCGTTATCAGGGATACCAAAAATTACATTTGCAGAATAAGAACCATTAATAGTAAAAATACCAGTTTTTAATGGTGATAATCCTGGAGTATTTTGACATCCAGTGAGGTCTAATGTTCCGTTAGTTATAGTAGTTGTACCAGAAACAACAAGTGGAATAGATCCTGAAAAGAGATATGTATAAAGCAACTTAAAATAGACTGATTTACTAGCAGTACCAATATTTAATCCACCTAATGCACTGCCATTAGTTGTTATTGAAGACGCATTACTACCAGCTGGATCACCCCAAAATGCATTGTACGTTAAATTTGCATAATTTCCTGATGTACCTAAAGTTAAAATATAACAAGTAACTGATGTAGCAGAAGGTATTGTTCCTGTGTAAGATGTAAAACTAACATCATAAAATCCAACTCCATTAAAAGTTGGTAAAGAAGTAGTACTTGAGCCCGTGATAGCCAAGTGAACTCCAGCATCAGTCAAATAATTTACACCACTAGTACCAACTGTAAAAGTTTGAGCAGCCGGCAATGATGAACTGAACCATCCAAGTTCTTTAGGAGTGAATGTATTACTATACATATTGGTCACATTTGGTATACTCAATACGGTACCAGTACCTGTTAATATAATTGGAGCAGATTGATTATTATTATTAGTTCCCAAATAATAACCACTAGTTCCAGTACCTATTGAAAAACTACCTGTCGTTAGTGTATATCCTTGTGTGTCTAATACACCTTGAGTAATAGTTGTTGCTCCAGATACAGTAGTCGCACTATTTAAATACAGAGAATATAATTGACTGTATGGTGGCAGATTTGTTGCATATGATATATTAACAGTTAATGCGGCTATTGTTTTACCTTTAGTGTCTAAAAGTGAATATTGATTAGTTGTACTATAAGTTATACCAGTAAATGTACCACCACTACTCAACGTTAAATTTGTAGGATTAAGTGTTTGTGTTCCTGGATTACCTGTATATCCGGTAAAGTCAATTTGGTAATACCCGTTTCCAGTTGTGAAAGTAGGAATACCTGTACCACCATAGATAAAAATTATTGCTCCACTAGTCTGACAGTTAAATGTTTGAGCATTTGGCATATTGGAAGCAAAACCCGCAGCAGGTCCAGTGACTGGCAATGAAAGACCAGTAGAATTTATTGTTAATACTGTTACGCCAGCTCCACCGGTAAGAAAGATGTTTTTACCATAAAAATATATAGCTGAACTATACGTTGTGGTGCATGTAAAATTTCCAGTAGAAATATAGTAACCACCACCAACACCATCACCCAAATAAAGAGTACCATTAATTAGATTAGTTGTAGTCACAACATTAATATTACTTGTCAAGTACCAGTTGACTGGAAAACCAGCACCACCAATATTTAAATTTGCTACAGATTTATTGTTGGATGTGTAAGTACCTCCCCAAAGATAATTTACAGTCATATTAGCAAATAGACCTGCGCCGCTATTTAATGTTATATTATTAATACCAACTGAAGAAGATGAGGCCACAGAACCAGTATAACCATTAAGATTCAACGTATTGAAACCAATGCTAGCTGATGTAAAGGTGATTACAGAACTACCACTAACAGTTAAATTAACCAAGTTGGAATAAGATGAACCAGTTATACCGGATGTTCCAACAGTAAATGTTTGAACTTGTGGTGCAGTTGAAACAAATCCACCATTTTGGTCATTAGTCCAATTAGTCATATTAGCCATTGACAATACTGTAGCTGTACCAGTAAGTGTAATATTATTTCCACCAAAAGTCACATTTGTTGAATAACTACTATTGATTGAAAAAATACCAGTAGTTATATTGTAACCATTAAGTACTATTGAACCATTAGTTACAGTAACAGTACTGGTACTAGCAAAAGTAATAGCATTACTTAATGTCCAAGTTACTGGTGTACCAGTAGTACCAATAAACAATGTTCCTATATTACAAGTACCATTCGTTACGATACTGTTAGAATATGGAGTTGATGTTATAATATATGATACACCTGTAAAAGTTCCAGTACTAACTAATGTTAAAGTTCCATAACAATAAATTGTTTGTGTTGCCGGAGTACCTGTATAACCACTACTAAAGGTGATATTATTAAATGTACCAGTAAAAGTAGGAGCAGAAGTTCCAGCTATAATTCTAACATTTACTATGTTTGAAGCAGTTACACCTACATTAGAGACACCACCAAAATTAAACGTTTGAGCACCTGATGATGCCGATGTGAATGTGCCAGTTTGGTCATTACCAAAATTAGTTGCATTTGGTATATTCAACACAGCGCCCGTACTCGTTAGTGCAATATTACCAGAATTCAAATAAAGATAAGTACTTGCAGTACCTACTGTAAAAACACCAGTTGTTAATGTAAAGCCGTTAGTTGTTAAATAACCTAAAGTAAAAGTAGTTGTTCCCGTTACTATGACTGCGCTTAATAAATTTAAATTATAACTATAATCATTAAAACTGGACATATTAACATTTAGTGTTCCTATTGATTTGCCATTTCCACTCAATGTTGAACCCGCAAGAGTTGCGTTATAAGTTATACCAGTAAATACACCACTACCACCCAATATTAAATTTAAAGGATTAAGTGTTTGTGTTGTTTCAGTACCAGAATAACTTCCAGTATAATCAATTGTTAAATATCCAGTTCCTGCTGAAGTAGCTGTAAAAGTATGAGTAGCAGCGCCACCAGTAATACTCATATTTACTGGTTGTGCAAGAGAATTAAAAGTTTGAGCCCCAGTTGCCAGTGCAGATGCAAAACCACCAATTTGGTCATTAGTAAAATCGGCCGTAGAAGCTATTGATAGTACAGTACCTGTGCCAGTAAGGTTAATAAAATTTCCACCAAAATTTATAGATGTAATACTTGTTGTATCGACTACGAAAGAACCAGTAGTTAATGTAGATCCAAAAGTTGCTGTAAGTCCAGTAGCCAATGCAAGTATGAAAAGATTTAATGTTCCATATAAAGTGGTTGCACCAATAACAGTAATTGCACTTGTTAATGTAAAGGCATTTGTAATAGTACTACTGCCAATATTTAAAACGCCTATACTTTTACCATTGGTTGTTATAGTTGACTCATCCCACAAAACATTTACGGTTAAATTGGTGTATACACCGCTTGCGCCTAATATTAGGTATTGAGCAGCAATTGCTGAAGTAGCGGCCAAAGTACCAGCGTAACCAGTAAAATCTAAGTAATAAAAACCTATACTATTTGGTGTAAATGTGAGTGCAGAACTACCGCCTTTAATAGATAAGTTGATATAGTTTGATGTTGTTGCACCAGATGTTCCAACAGTAAATGTTTGAGCTTGTGGTGCATATGAAACAAATCCACCAGATGAGTTATTTGTGTCATCAAACCAATTAGTCATATTAGCCATTGACAATACTGTACCTGTACCAGTAAGAGTAATGAAATAATTTCCACCAAAATATACCGATGTGTAATAAGATGATTGGCTAATAGCAAAAAGACCGGTAGATACATTATAACCATTAAGACTCAATGATCCGTTATACACAGTAATTGTTCCAGTGGAAACAACTGTAAGTGAATTATTCAAATTCAGTGTATTTGAAAAACTAGCATTACCAACATTCAATCCACCTATACTTAAACCTTGAAAATTATACCCAGACGGCATAGTTCCAAAAAAACCAAATATTGTTGAAGTATAAACTCCAGTAGGTGAAAGTGTTATACCAC